ATAGGTGCAGAAGCATTAAAACATGGATGGCATACTATGATAGATGCAAAGGCTAGACCATTTCATATTATTTCTGAAGAATATAAGACTATGTGGGTAAATCCTGCATTGAGTAACTACTAAGGTTTATATAAGGGTGGATGACATTAAATGTATGGATGCAGCAATAACAGTTTCACTAGAAAATCCACAATGTTCCAAATGTGGCAAAGAGGTCAATCTAATCTCGGATAAGTATGTTCATGGCTTCGACACCTATACCCACAACAAGTGTACTAATTACTTCTAAATCTTTCATGCCTAATTCTCAATTAGACCATGATGACGAGGCAGAACAAATAAGACAAAGGGATGCTATAATTATAAAGGGCCAAAATGACAAACGTTTTAATGATGCACTTAATGAGGCAGAAGCCTTCTTCAATACTATGTACCCGGTAGCAGTTAAACATGCTAAAATCCTTTTAGGGAAACATAAAAGCAAACAGAAGATAGATAATATAATGTTCACCGAACGTCTATTACAAGGCTATTTAGGCATATGGAATACGATGTTAGGTCGAAAGTATAAATAAGGCATAACGTTTATATAGCCATGGTACTAGAACCTGATTGGAAAAAGTGTGAAACCCTAGCAGAAAAAATGTATGATATAATGCATTCAGATAAATCAGGTATAACTTTCTTTGAAATAGACTGTGTACTTAATTTACTTCAAACCCAATGTACTACTCAAAAATATCTATATGTCTTAGGTAAGGCAAGTTCTTCTGACCTTGAACGAGCAGATTTAAATCATGCTGTAAGTGATGCAGGTAAAGGCATCTATGGCTAATACAAGACCCGAATTAAAGTTCGGTGGATATGACCCTGCTAAAAGAGTCGATGCAGCAGACTTAGAAATACTAACATGGAAAGCCGGTGTATTATATCACACAGGCCACAAGTCATGGATTGGAATAGATTATAAAGAACAGGCAGATGATATGTTAGAGATTCAGCATATAGAAAGAATGAATAGTATAGGTGTAGATAGGTCAGGTGTGGGTGATGCAGTAATGGAAGTATTCCCATTATATCTACAAAAAATTATGATACCTATAGTATCTACACAACAAAGGAAATTAGAGATGATAGACTTAGTAAAGGGTCTATTTAATAATGATAGACTATTATTGGATGAAGAAAATGATAAAGAACTTAGGAAACAAATATTAGAACAAGAACAAATTAAAACTGATGCAGGTAATATCACATATAAACACCCACAAGGTAGGCATGATGACAGATTTTGGGCTTTAGCCTATGCTTGCTATGTGTCTGCTGCATACATAAATGGGTCACCTAGATTTACTGTGGCAGTAGCAGAAAGTGATAGAATAGATAATATGTCTGCTCACAGGTCTGTTTTTTAGTATTCAGATAAATTTATATACCCCTACTTCTCACCATGGTGTATGGTAAAAGATTTATGCCTTTGTGGTCATAGCGAAGACAAGCATGCAGAACGAGCAGGATATTGCTTAGAATACCCCTATGGTAATTTTGATAATAAATGCACATGCCAATGCTATTCACCATATCTCACACTTAGTAGTGATGCCGATATTCTTGATTTAACAGACCCGGAAGACCCACCACAAACAGAATCAGACGAAACTATATAAGCAGCAATTCGGTAATCTTTATATATGACTAAAGAAATCGTTGATTGGACAGATTTTAGCACATCATCTATACCAAGACCGATGGCAGTAGCAGCAAGACAAAAAACAGCAAGTCGTAGTTTTAATTCAGGATTATGGCGTAAGAATGCATTTTCTGTTTCAAAAGGTTCAGGTGCGCATGGTATTCAGATATTTGCGCCGGTTGACCCATATACATTAGCAGAAAGAAAAGAATTTAGGTCTGCTATGGATAACCCATATGTTTATAGAGCAGCAAGAATACAAACTACTTTCGTAACAGGACAAGGGTACACAACTGATATTGTACCAAGAGCAGAAGAAGAAGTAGAAGAAGGTCAATTAGAAAAATGGCAAAAGACACAAGAATTTGATATTCCATATCTAGATAAAAAATTAACACCCGAAAAACTTAAAGATAAGATAGATAAGATGGCAATACAAATGGACTTAGATGATAATATATTTAACGGTTATCTTATTTCATTAGAACAAGGTAGATGTGCTTTAGCGTTATCACCATTAGAACGAGAAGAAAATACAAAAGGTGAGAAGTTAGATTTTCAATTACCGGAAAAGATACATTTAATCAGACCTGAATTTACATTAAGACCTGTAATAGATTTTAACATCGGTGAGTTAGTAGGTATTGAAGTTGTAGGGTTAAGGTCAGATAGAGTAGATAACATATTAGAAGCAGATAGAATGATTTACATTGAACATGGTTATAACAACGAATTATTTTCAGACCATTACGGTGATTCAAAAATTGCTAGAGTTTCAGATATTGCAAACACATTAAACATTATACTTAATCAAGACTATGAAAGAGCAGCAGAATTTACTTGGCATCAACCTAAAGTATTTAGTGTACCTATTCATCCACAGAATGCAGGACAAGAGAGTGAAATATTAGCAGATTTCCTTAGACGTAACTCTAATTCTAAAGGACAGGATATAGCAGTTACAGGCCCAAGTAAGAAAGATGAACCGGGAGTACAATTACTATCTTCCGGTACAAATAGCGGTGATGTAGGTAGTTTAGAAGTAATGCGAACAGGATTAATCAAAGCAATTATTACAGCATTCGGATTACCCGGATTTATGTTATCAGAAGGTGATATAGGTAAATTAGGTGGTAATGCAAATATAGAAGAAGTAGACATGTATCTAAATACAGAAATTAGACCCGAAGTGTTTAAATTAGAAGCAACTATAGAAGCACAATTTTATGATAGAATATTATGTATCTTATTCAAAGTACATGACGCAAAAGATGTACCTGTGAAGATGACACATAAATTTAACAAGCCAAAGATTCAAACATTGTTAACACCTGAAATGGTTAATGTAATGGCCTTATTGCAACAGATGGGATTAATAGATGAAGAAGGAATGAGAGAAGCATTAAGTCTAGAAGATGCTAAGAAAGAAACCATGTCTAAAGGTGGTGATTCTACACCCGGTAGAGGTACATGGATTCAAAATGCAGCAGGTCTAAGATGGAATCCTACTACAATGCCCGGATGGAATTTACCTAGAGAAGATTGGTTTAATATTAATCAAGGTAATACATGGCATCCCGAAGGCCAAGGGAAACTAGGATTACCTAAAGGATGGTCACAAGTAGATGTTAATACATGGTTAGACCCAAATAAACAAATTTGGAAACGACAGTCAACACATATATTAAGTAGCAAGGATGCTATGGGCGGTAAGAAGTAATGGACACAGATTTAGCGATGAAACTAACTGAAATAGTAAAAGAGATAGGCGATACTAAATATGCAATCATGTCAGAAGTAAGTGACTGTAAAAGAGAAATAGCATTAGTAAAACAAAAACTTACTACTCATCTTAAAGCAGAAGAAGTCAAAGTAACTAAAAAAGAAAGACGTTTTGATAAAAAAACAGTCGTATTAGGTATTGGGTTATCCATAGTTGGTATTGTTGCTGTAATAGGCATAAATTAGGCACGACCCATTCGTTTCTAAAGTTTATATAACCGGATGATGGTGTCTTGGGTATGGCAGAACACGAAGTATTAATACCCTTAGTTCTAGTGGTAGCAGTTATAGCAGGTGCTTTCCTAAACGTTATTAGAGGCGTTATAGGTGCAGATTACTTTGACTATAAACTGTTTGTAGGTTCTCTTATCACAGCAGGATTTGCAGCAATAACCACAGCAGTAGCCTTAGATTTCGTAGGAGTCACCGATGTATTAACCCTAATATTGTTAGGTTTGATAGCAGGATTCGGTTCTGACTTTAGTATATCTAGACTAAAGCGACAAAAACTAAAGAATAGTAGATAAGGGATTTTTTAAAAACCTTATATACTTTCTTTCCTATTTTTACTTATGACAGTACAAATTTGCAAATACACAGGTAAATCGTTTGATACCGAAGACGAAGTAGCATCCTTAAATCGTGCAGGTAAATTAGTACCCAAAGATGGTCACACATACAGAATACTGATAAAAACTGATAATCCTGATATTATCAATATAAGATTAGAAGCAAAATTAATTAGACAGGGCCTATTTGAATATCATAAAAGATTACCTTATAATATCAAAGTATATCATGATTTACAATTCCCATTAACATTAAACGATATAGATGTAACTATAGAATGGATAGAACCCGATGTAAATATGACAGATAATACATTAGCATATGCAGGCTTCCCATTTGGTTCATTAAGAGGTATAATTAGATTTAATAATAATTTTGCATGGTTAGATGGCTATAATAGAACCGGTGCAGAATTAAGAGCATTAGGTATTATTTTACCTAACATGATTGACAGTAGAAGTTATAGGACTCATAGCGTTAGACATGTAATCAAGCACGAATTTGGTCATTCAATAGGACTTGAACATGACCCTACTAGAACAGGAATAATGACAGCAATATATGATTTTAGTAAAAAAATGCTAGGCCCATTTAGTCTAGTAGAATTAGAAGAAAAATATGGATTAAGAAATGTCTTAGGAAGATGGCTTAAATGGATTAGTGCTGTTATGACTAGAAGACAAAAATTCTAATGAAATATGAGGTTTTATTTGTAATTGTACTCACAGCAGCCCATCCCCAATCCCGAATAGATGATTCCATAATTGGTTCATTAGATATATTAGATGAGGTAAGACTA